ACACCTCTACGCTTTGCTCACCAGCATCGTCATTGTCAGGTATCTGAACAATCTTAGAACAGTCTGCCAGTTTTTTGAACTTCTCTTCTGTGGGTCGAGCCGTCAAATTCGCAAGAACTTTCTGGTAAACCTGAAGCACTTTCAAACAATCGAACTGCCCCTCCACAACTACAACAGGACCGGGAAGGTTCAGCACTTGCTCGTTGTACCAAACCATACGGCAGTTATTCTTCCCATTCCACTTATAGTCGTGGTGCTTGTAGGTGGTGTCAGCCTTGATGGAGCGGCCTCTTGCACCCGCAAACTGACCAAACACGGTGTAGTAGGGGGCAACTATCATCTCTCGCTTAGGATCGAACCTAAGATTATAAGCAGCAGCCATATCAGGGCTAACATCACGGTTTTGAAGATACTCCACAGCAGCAGACGCATAGGCGACGGGAGCGAACATCTCCAGCCAGTAGCTAGGCCACTCTTCAAAAACGGCACTTTTACTGGAACCAAACTCTTCATATTCAGGTAGAGGAAGTACTGCTAACTCGTCTTCCAGCAGTTTATGGGCAGTGGTGAAATCATAAGCATGGTGGGTGTCCTTACTGTACATCTCCAGGACATGAACCAACTCCTCAGCAGACCCAGACCGACAAGCAAAACAGGAAAAATGACTCCTGTTTCCCTCGTCTATCTTTAGTCCAAAACTTGGGTTGGTGTCTTTACCGCTCTTATGAGTCCAGGGTGCCAAAGGACAGGAGCCTTCTACCCACCCATTCCCTTTGGGCTTTGCGTTCTGTACACCAAGAGCCTGTAAAAACAGAACTGCTTGCTCGGAGGTCATTCTATATCTTGTAAGAACGGGTTAAGCAGTAACTCATCAGCACACCCACAGCCAGGAAACCCTAAAGGACAAGTGCCTAAACCTTCTCCGGGTAGGACGTGTCCAAATGGACACTCCTTCCTTTTAATAGCTTCCGCTACTGTTCGATCCCGCTCTTCTTCCGTCATTACAGTATGTGCTCCACTTTCTTGATGGAACGAGAACCGGGCACGTTCTCAATGTACTTTTCCAGTTCCTTCTCAGAGAACAACTTACGCAGATCGGTGACACTAAAAGACACAACCTCCTCCAATGCCTCCTGACCAAACTTCTCCAAGATGTCCTTCATCAACTTGCCAGGTTTACTCACTTTCACCGTGTTGGCACGAGGCCCGAAAGTGATGGACCCCTCGTTACACTGGAAGGTGTAAGGCTCGGCAGCTAGCCCTTGATGGTTTGCAATCAATTGCAGATGCTTCCGAAGCTCCTCCATCCGATTAAGAGTCTTCTTGTACTCGAAGCTCTCATAGATGCCATGAAGCGTCAGATACTCAACAGTGAGAGTAACCTCCTCCGGTGCCTCGGTCATATCAATGACCTTAGGCTTGGCTGCTTCAGATTTTTCCACAGCCAAATCCACAGCAACTTCCACAGGCTTAAGCTCCACCTGCACTGTCGGTTTCACAAAATTCAGTCCCATTTCGTACTCCTTTACGAGGTTTTACCTTGATCTTAGTATTGCACAATGTTGGTAGTTTGTCAATAGTGAAGGTGACATTTAGAGGACATCCTGGGGACATCACAGGAACTTCAGTTTCTCCGGTGGCTTAACAACGTTGTTGGAGGTGGGCAAAGGCGGGTCCACCTGGGAGAAATCCATCAGCGAGAAATCCCATGCTATCGAAAACTCACCTGTTTCACCATTTCTTCCCTTCAAAACTTTGATCTTGCGCTTAGTCAAAGTCTCAACTGACTGTTCCTGAAACAAACCAAGAACAACAGACGAAACCTGACCTATGGCATCAGAGTACCCGATATCCTCAAGCCCTGTGTCGTCAGAGTCTCCACCCTTCTTGCCCTTCTCGGCTGCTTTTCTACCAAACTGCCAACTGGCACCAGTAACCATTCCTAGATCCGTGGTGGTGTGTTTCATCAACTCCACGTTCTCGGCAACCCTAGTGTACCTATCCAACCGTAAGTTCTTATGCTTCAAGAGGTAAGCACCGTCTACTAGAACCATGTGACAGTGCAGCATGTCAGCCAACTCGTAAATGTCAATCACGGACGCAGCTAGATTCCCGTCCACGACATACAGCTTACTTTCCTCTTGCTGCATTTGCATCAGGCCGTTCTTAAACTTGGCCCCAACGTGAGTTCCAAATCCAGGCCCCTTCAACATCCCGATACTGCACCCTGTATACATGGCGGCAAGGCGCTGCATGATGGGGAGGGGCATCATTTCCATGGACACCACTAACACGTTCTTACGCTTCTTTGGTAACGTGTACTTCAACCTCCAGTTCACCAAAGCCATGTGCAACGTCAACCACGTCTTACCAGCCATAGGACGGCCCACAATGGACACAATCTCACCCTCTGCCATGGACCCCTGCGAGTCGAGATAGGGCCACCCAAACAACGCCCCCTCTTTATGCTCAGAGCTTGAGTTGTACTGGTCCTCCACCATCTTCACGCCTTCAGATCCAAGGTCCGTTATTCGCAAACGGAACCGCTGTTCTGTTAGGTCGTTGAGAACATCACGGAGAACTAGAGCAGCACCGTCATACGCCGTAGGATCTCCCTGTAAGATCTCCTGTGACTTCAGGTTGGCGTGGTTGATACGGTCGTAGAAATACCGATTCTCAATCTGCTGAACGTAGTAACTTACAGGCTCAGGAACTTGGTCAACTAGCTGCTGAACATCAGGAAACTTCGATACCACTGTCTGAATGTTGGGCAACGCATGGTGTTTAGACAGGTGATCCTGAACCCAATCAAACACCCCAACTTCATGAGCCTTGAAAAAGGCACTTCTCAACTTCGCACGATGCCACTCCAGAGGGTCTTGCTCTAAGCACAGTTTTACAATCGCTTTCAAACCCAAACCATACGCTGACATTCAACTCACGCCTCCGCTTTCATAAAGCCAAGTAAGAAATTCATGAACGGGGTACCGTAATCTCGGTCTACGGCTTTCATGTTGTCGGCACAAACAACACTAGGCAACCCCTTTGCTGCCCGGTTCAGTAGGATATCGTACAAAACCTGAACTTTCCAGGCGGCAAGGGTCTTACCACCGGGTAAGTCTACGAAAAAATTGGGAACCAACAACACCGTAGGATGGGGGGCTTTCCCACTCTCTGCACTGTCCAGCAAGGAGGACAGAGACACCACTCTAGCGTCAATGTAGTTTCGGAGCAGTGCTCCTGCTATGGCCTGACACCGAATGGCAGGATCAGGGGTACCCACAATCAGCAAACCAGGAATACCACTTTTCCGGTGAGCGTGGAAATTCTGCACCCACTCAACTTCCTTAGGTCCACAGTACTCGGTCATGGACTCCATCAGGAACTTCTCTTGAATCCCCGCTTGATGCAGTAGGTTGGTGCGTTCCAGCAACAACCGACTATGCTCTTTCTCGTCTATGACTTTCATACCTTCTTGATCCCGGCAAGAATCATGTCCATCTCCTCAGCAGTGTAGGTGATGATCTTGTCTTCAAGAGACTCCACAACAGGTTCGGGGACAGGCACGGGCGCAGCCTTTTTCTTTGAAATTGATTGCAAAAACATGTCCAAAGCCGTGTCCGCATGGACTAGCGTAAACCCTATATCCGGGTATGAACTGTAGGTTCCCTTCTTCCCACCATCAGAAATAGCACGCTGACCGAACTCACTCCAATGCTCAATCACGTAAACGAGCACATCCACCGCACGGTTATGACCCCCAACCTTCGTAGCCAGATGTTTCAACTGTCCACGCTGTTGTGCAGTCACATAAACCTGCCGATCATGCACCAGACTAACAAACCGTTTCCAGGTCTGGTCTAACCCAACCCCGTAATTTGCAACCCCCTTACGCTCATTATGAAGCCGTAAAATTTCGTCGGAATCCACTTCTTTCACCCCCGGTATTTTTAAAGTGTCTGGACTGCCATTCGGAGTCGCGTGCGTCAGCACGCCTTCTTGAGTATTCTCTGTTGTATTCTCTGAAGTATTCTTTGTATTTGTATCCCCAAAATTGGGGGGAGGGTCATGCTGATTTTGGTGGGAGGGTCCTACCGAAATCGTGGGGAGGGTGCCCTCATTTTTAGAGGGAGGGTACTCAGCAATAGAAAGTACTACCTCAGGCACAGGCTCAACAAACATGACGTTGGTGGCTTTCCCACCATTCTTCATCTTAACAGTTCTAAACTGCCTGACAATCAAACCACCAGACACAAGGACATCACAGGCGTCTTTCACTTTCCTCTTAGGAACGTTAAACTTCTCTGCAAAATCCTCATAGGACTTCTGCAACATGTCAGACCGAAAACGGGTACGGTAACGTATCTCTCCGTCTTTGTAATCCGATGTTGGCCTGTACCAATAGAGGATGTCAGACAAGATGAACATTGCCAGCATGTTCACTGTCCCAGACTTATTGCAAAACTTCGGGGAAAAAAACCAACTGTTGGGAACAGCGGAGGATGGACTATGACTGTCCATGAGAGCGTCTACTACAGCGTTGCCTGTCAGCATCACTACTCCTAAACTTCTTAGTTTTGAAAAGAAAAAGGGCGAAGCCCCTAGACCTAAATCTAAGGGCTTCTGTACTACTCGGAGGGACTACTAGTCGAAAAACTTGTCCTCTTCCCCCTCATCGAAGGGGTTGAAGGACTCAATCTGACCACCATTGGGATTGTAATTCTCAATCAAGGGGTTGCCCCCACTGATGTCCTCAGGGACACACTTGAGCATCATCTTCTCCGAAGTGGTCACTTTCATGTTGGACGGATCATTGATGGTCTGGAGAGCAGCAGCTTCCTCAGTGAGGCGGCTAAGCAACTCAATCATTCCATCTTTGGGAATCAAGAACCGCTGATACGGAGAGCGGTCGTTGAAATCTTTGGCCCCCAAAGCCTTGACACGATTCGGACTGATACCCCAAAACTCAAAGTTGGGGTAAAACTTCACCTTGAACAGGTTACGGTTCAACCGCTTGGCCGACACGATACCTGCGGTGCCCTTGACAGCAAGAACACGGTAGCCAGCGATGGTGCTGTACCCGTGCATTTTTTGCATCAGGATAGCCCCCTCGCCGCCTTCAACAGGCAGCACCACGGAGGTACGCATGTCCCCGGTAATCAGCTTGGGGCGAGCAGGATTCACTCCAGCATCCATCATGGTCTGCTTTGCCAGCTTGCCAGCAGCAGTACGTGAGGTCTTCTGAATCTCTGAGGAAACCCCCTTGTTACGGGGGGCCTTTCCGGCGTTGTCTTGCTGTCTTGCCATGTTAGTCTCCAGCCTCGTTAGGCTTTACGGCTTCCTTCTCAAAGGTGGGGAATTCTATCAGCATCTTGTACTGCTCGTCTCCACCGATCTTGCCACCCAGGAGATCGCGCAGATGCTCCTTGGTGATCTCTGGAATCATCTCAAAGTCATCGCTCTTCACACGATCCTTGGTCCAGTCGAACAGCAAGTCCCAAAACATGAACTTGTCCGACAAATCCAACATCTTCAACGGCATGGGGCCGGGAGAAAACATCGGAATGATGTTCCGGTTGAGACGCATACCGATAAACTCAGCGCCTTCCATGGTCTTGAACTTGCCTTCTTCACGAGGCGTAAAGTGCTTGAACTCGCCCAGATTATGGGTAGTTGGGCAGTACACAACAAACCGCGTCACAACCACGCCAACCCCAGTTTGGGGATGCAGCGCATACATGAGGGACAGTCCCAGCGTCTCCTTTCCTCGCTTGGCGATCTCAATGTAATCGTTGGCCGAGCCAGTAAAATATCGAGGCTCAAACGCTTCCGGCTGCTGATTCTCTTCGCTCATAATGTTGCCTTTCTCACTCCTTTGAGGTTTGGGTTGGTGCTACGTTCTTAGTGTCCCACAAAATAAATCGTTTGTCAAGTAGGGCAGCTAAGATTTTTTTGCAACTGATTGCAGTTCTAAGTCAAGCCACTCCCGACGCTTGATCTCCTCATACACCAGTTCGGTGATGGTCGCATGTGACTCGGTTTGGTGCTGGAAATCCATCAGATTGTGCAGTGCCAACTCCAGCATGTCTTTTCTACCCTTCGTTATACGAGTTCCCACCACACTCTTATACACCTGGCAAGCAAACTCAAGGGACTGCTCGAAGTTCAACTTGGGGATGGAGATTACCCGGTCTATTCTCCCCGGCCTGTATAGCTCCTTAGGGATCTTGTGAAAGTCGTTTGTAGTCATGATGGTGAGCACTCTTCCAGAGCGCATCTGCAACCACCACAAAAGCTGAGACATCACACGCTGTATGGTACCCTCGTCCCCACCTGTAGAAAAAATCTTCTCAACCTCATCCATAAGCAGGACGCAAGGGGCGCTGGACTCAACAGCAGCAAGGTTACGAGACACTCGGGTTTCCGTGTCCCCTAGATACCGTCCGGTAGTCCCGCTGATATCCAACCGAAAGGCAGGGACACTGAAGGCATTGGCGATAGCCACGGCTCCCATGGACTTACCCACACCCGGAGGACCATCCAACAGCAACCCTCGTGGCACCAACTTCTCCGGGGTCTTGGGGTTCAGGTAGTAGCTCTTGTTCAAGGTGATCCAGTCGTCAATCTCCTTGGGCATCACGTAGAAATCGTAGCTGGTGTCGATGGTATGAAGGCCGGGGGCAGCGCCAGTAAGCAGCATCCTGGTTCTGCGAACCTCTTTAGCAGAGGCTTCTCCAGTGCGTGCCATAGTCATCGACACAATCTCCTGAGCATCTTTTAAGGACAGGCCCCGGATGGCGTCAATAACCTCTTGGATCTTGTCATCAGGAACGAAACTGGTTAGGTAGTCCTGATAAAACTTGTCTGGGGTGGGAAGTTCTCCAGCATCAAATACAAGGCTGTTCTTCTTTTCGGGGTTAATAACAACCACGGAAGCCCCGGCATCGGACAACCTCTTATATAGGTCAGGAGTAACTTTCTCAACCGAGTCCAAGGTGTAAAGAACACTCTGCCCTACTGGGAAGCCTACGCTACTGAGGGGGTAGGGCTGCACTTTCTTCCCAGACAACACCATCAAAATAGCTTTGGCGTTCACAGTATCAGGTGTAGTCACACTGATGATGGGCACACTACCCTTAAGGGCGATTTCAAAAACAGTCATTCAGTACGGCCTCACTCCTTGAGGTATGATCTTATGGGTTTAGTGTATCGCTAAATGGAAGGTTTGTCAAGATAAAAGAACGCCCTTGACGAAAAGAAGCGACTCTGTGTTTCTTTTCTTGTACAACTCAGCGAATGCTTTGCCATTACGGAAACAGAATGAGTGGAACTCTGCCGCTGCAATCTGTAGTTGTCCTGAATTGACAGCCTGAACAATGCGGCTATCTTTTAAAACTACTTTCGGTAGGCTGTGGGATCTATTCGCTAGAACATCAGAAAACAAACACACCAACGCATCCCTCTGAGGGAGGGTGAGGGGAGCTACAACCACCACGTTTAATAGCTCCTCCCCTGCCCTCAGCGCAGCGTCAAGCGAAGCGTTATCCATCTCCTCAGAAGAGATGAACCTTCTACTAAGCTCAACACACCTGGAATTCACTATGCCCCAACCCCTCTAGGATGGAGGGTGCAGTACACACCAAGGTAGGACTTATTCTCAACAGGGATAGGCGTCCCTCTTAAGTCGTACTCTTTACCGTCCACCAAAGTAACCTTCATGACAATGGAGGCTCCCTTAGTCACAGCATGCTTCACAGCAGCTTCAAACTTAAGGCGATCTCCGTTGTAAAAAATGTTCTGAAAACTAGGCCCATCAATGTCAGCAGAAATGTCCCAAATACTTGGGGTGGCGCGAACCAAAGACCCATCGCTATCAACCTTAAACGCAGTGGAGCTAGGAAAACTAGTCTGGTGCCACACCATGGTCCGCAAGCAGGAGTGGTCCGACATGAGATTGTCCTGCTTCTGATGAACCTCTGCGATCTCCCTCAGCACAGGCTCTAACACCTTCTCCCAACGTTTACGGAAAAACGTAGCTACTTTGGGGCCAATATGCGGCAACTTAGTAAGAACCGCAGTGATTATAGCCGCCCACGTAACTACCTTCTCTGGATTCTCCCAAATCCAGCCAGCCACCAGCACAATAAACTCTTGCTCAGTCATCCCTTATCTCCGAAAGTTAAGACAGCAATTCTGCAACAGGTAAAACGGTGGTGTAAAACCTAAACTTCTTGTCTTTCTTGTAACGAGGGTCTTCTTTACAAAGAGCCATGAACTTCTCGTGCTCAGCAACTAAACGGCCAACCAAACAGCCAGCACTAGCGCCCTCAACGCTATTCTTGCCTTGGTTGTAACCATGATGCTGATTCACTCCAAACAGCCCCTCATAAAGGGTGTCGCCATCTCTCTTGAAGTCTTTGTTAAGATCGCGGTACACCTTGATCGGAGCAACTTGCACCAGAGCTTCATGACCAGACGGCTTGTTGAGATTATGGAACCCCACTTCCCAAGACTGATACTGCCCAAACGCGATACGAGCAGCACCGTTAGGGTTGAGGGGGTCAATGGTGTACTTCTTTCCAGGTTCCGTAGTGGCTTCCCAGTTTCCCAGGATTTGCGGAACCCCACCTACATGAACTATGACTATACGCCTGTCATTGAACACGTTGGGGGTGTTGGGCACAGGGCTTCCGAACTCATCGGACCCCTCTAGGTACACGATGTTTACCTCTCCATCGTTTTTGGAGACGTGGAACCCTTTTGCTTCCAGTGTCTTAAGTATTCGCGTCTCAAGCATACCCAACTCTAATGATCCAAGAAAGTGCAATCAATTGCAACTACTTACTTGCGTATTTTGGTGAACAAAGCACCCGAAAAATTACCTAGAATACCCGCAAACAGAGCGTAGATACCCTGGTCCATCGGGAAAACAAAAGCAACCACAATTACGACAATCGTGAACAGGAACAAGCCTCCACACAACACCATTAGCTCCTCACGATATCCAGCAAGATCATCTTTAGGAGGCGTGACTACACTGTTCTCGGTAGGGATGGGGGCTTGCCCCTGATTCACGTTGTCTTCCATAGTGTCTCCTTACGGCAAGCGGAACATGAAGCCAATCTGGGGAACAACGTTCCAGTTCGACTCCAGCTTATTGCCAGAAATGTACAGACCACGAATCGGCACCATCACTGACCACCGACTATTGATCTCACGAATGTAGGTTCCGGTAAAACCGCCGCTAAACGAAAAATCCGAACCCGTGGGACTCTGCTGTGACAAACCGATACCAGCGTCCCCACCGATCAGAAACGCATTCTTGCCGTCACGATACACCAGCTTATGAACGCCCTGACGGAACGAGGTGCTAGCACTCCAGAACATACGATTGGTGGTCGGATCTAACTTCTTAACCGGGAACGCATCAGCGGTAGAAGACAGGTACAGGCCCTTGGACTCATCCAGCGCATAGATAGCCGAACCCCACAGATTCCAGCGGGAAGTGCCAAGTTGGTTAGCGGCAATGCCGAAACCCACATAAGCGGGGAGCTTCACTTCAGGAACCTGCGTAACGGTCGCAGCAGGCGCAGGAGCAGGCACGCTATTAGTCTGGGCCAGAACAGCACCAGAAAGACCAAGCAGCAGAACAAGCGTACAAAACGTTTTCATTTTTTCAATCCCCCTAAAAAGGTATAAAGGACACTTTAATCATACTGGCTATGCGAGTCAGCACGAATCGAAGCTGCCCCATCTTCTTACGAAGAAAGCGTGTACTTTGATCCACAGTACTTAGGATCTCAGCACCACTATTGGTTGCAGCCTCGATATGATCTAAGGTTTGATCCCACTTCTCATCCTCTGCTAGCTTTCGCATGGCAGTAAGGGTGGCGAGAACTTCTGGGGAGCCAACCGACAACTGTTCGTTTAGTGCAACCTCCAACTTAGTGAACTCGTCAAGAGTCACTTTCAAACTCTTAACACTATCGTCACCACTCTCCAACAAAGGCTTAATACCAGCGTCTAAGTCAGAGATCAGAGTATTCGCTGTATAGATGTCCTTCCTCAAGTCGGACACCATTCCATCCACATTATCAACCAAGCCGGACAACCTAGCAACAGTTTTCGTTCCCTCCTCCGCTAGCATCTCTGTTTGGTCAGAGGCAGCAGCAGAGTGCTCGGCCATCAACTTCAAGGAGGTAGCGATATCGGGGGCGGCTTTGGCGATCTGCCCAGAGGTAGCCCTTACAGACCCCCCAATAGCCTGAACCATGGAGGGTATACAGTTAGGGTTTCTCTTGCACTCGAACAGTATGGCGCTTGAAGAATCCACCCTCTGTAGGGTAGGGATTAGGGTGTACACCGCACACACTAGGAGGGTACATAGGGCTGCTAAAGCTAAGAAAACATAGAGCTTTAGAAACACCAATGACTTGCGGAGTAGACTCATTCTTCCTAAGATCTTAACCCCAATCTTAGGAATGAGCAACTACAAAACTAGTGCAATTGGTTGCAGAGTTCTGCTATGGGGTGACGCCACACACCCCGTACCTTTTGGGGGAAAACGGACACATGGTCTGCGTAAAAAGGGGACCTCCGTGTGCCGTTACCCCAACGCCACTCAAAGGGGCGGGGACGAAGAACAAAAGTCTTAACACCTAAAGCTGCCGCTAGATGGGCAACAGAAGTGTCAACAGAAATGACTAGATCCAGGTTAGCCACTAAAGCCGCCGTATCAGACAGGTCCGAGCACCTAGAGATCTGCACGGTATCAACTCGTGAATCAGGACAAGGTTCTTTGAACTGAAGAGAGTACACCTCTGAATTTCCAACGAATAGCTGGTCCACGATGGGCTTGAACTCTTCCCACGGGATCGTGCGATAAGGTTCAGGAATAGGAGAACCTTTCCAACAGATGCCAACCTTCAGCTTCCCACCACGAATCGCAGTGGCGAAACTCTCTATCTTTTTCTCGTCAGCAAACACATACTGGGCTTCTCTATGCGGTACGAGCTTGTAGGGGGTGTGCATGATGCTCTCAATCCCAAACCAAGCGTCTTCTTTGGATGCCGTTAATACTTCGTTAGGCCCAACAACCACACACTGGGGGAAGTTCTCACGCAGCAGCGTTACAATCGCCTCCACACCAGCTAAAATTTTCACGGTATCGGCGTACTTCCTAAGGCCGTCAACATACCGCATGAAGAGGATCTTGTCCCCAAGACCGTGCTCCATCAAGACGAACAGGGTCTTCACTTTAGACTTCCCATCCCACTCAGGAACATCTGGGAAAGTCTTGGTCATGTTCTTGATATGAGTCATGCGGGAGTCACGATACCGCCAACCTTCCCACCCCTCGTCCCATATACGCTTATTCAAGTACCAAACTCCTCTTGCAAACTTCAGGGAGTTTTCTTTGGGAAACTCTTTGCGAGTGTACTCAAGAACATCATGAAGGGCGTCATCAGCTTCCATCTGAGTGAGGCCAAAAATCAACTGGTTATAGGCGTCGGGCAGATTCTCACGCTTCAAAGACTCTTTTACTGCACCAAGCAGATCCCAAATCTTAAACTCTTTCCCGTAGGCCATAGCCAATCCAGCCCACGGCAAACCACTAGTGGGGGCTAAAGTAGCAGCTTTGACAAACTTGGCTTTGGCAAGATCATAGTGCCCAGCATCCAGATCTTTCAAACCACTAGACCACACTTGCTGAACATCCTCAGAACCCTGCACCTGAACACGCTCCGTTAGGGTTGCCTTCTTACGATAAACAAGTGCGGGGTGCGATGGGATCATCGCTTTTAAGATGGGATGCTTCTCGATATCATAGTCCGTAAACAGAGGCTCTACTACCTCAAAGTACTCTGACAACTCTTTCCGTATGTCCACACCTAGAGCACGGTCGTCCATGAACCCAGGCTGGTCAAAAACCACAGCCATGCGACTATCACTAGAGCAGTACACCAACACACCATCATCTTCAAGGTGGTCATAAATACGACGAATGGTGTCTCTAAGCTCAATAGCCGGGACATGCTGAAGGACGTAAATGCAGTAGACTAACTTGTACTTATCGTGAATCCCGTCAGGAAAGGTGACGTAAAACCGTTCCTTATTCCCAACGTACTCCTCGGCCAACTCCATCTCATGGGTCGAGGTATCAACACCATGAATGGAGAGGCCGGGAACGATCTTCAGTAACTCTTTCGCCAACCTGCCAACACCACACCCATAGTCCAAGGCTTTAACAGTCCCCTTGGGCATGAAGTGGCGAATAGCTTTGGCAAACAGGGGGGTTTCCAACTCCCACCTCTGATCTGCCGAAAAACCATTGATGGTCCCAACAACAGTTTCTTTACCCTCTTCTAGGGTAGTTGGACGAAAGTACATCACTCACTCCTTGAGAGTACTGCTTAATCGAGGTTGGACTTCTCAACAGGAACCGGACCCATCGGGGGGCGATTGAAGTCAATGGGGGTCGGTTCAGAGGACTCCCCACCCTCCTTAACCAGGACCATCTTGGAGAAGTCGGAAGCAAGCTGGTACTCATCGTTACCAACAGCGCCACCGCACTCCACAATCGTACTCAGAAGGCTAGTCAGCCCCATCTGGGCAAGATCTCGGATGCGCTGAAGGTCAGCAATCTGCTTGTCAACCGATTCGATTTCACGGTGGAACGTACTGATACGGCTTTTCTGGTTCTCAGAAATAGCGATCTCTTTCACAGGCATGTGCGGAAACTCCTTTTTCTTTGTACTCCGTACTACAACAGTAGTGTACCCAACGATTGAAGAAAAGTCTAGTGGATCTCTTGAGAATCCACAACAGTCAGGGACTCAACTTTAACCGAAGTCACTTCAACTCCCACGGTTGGAACGTAAAAGAACAAATCCACCGTGTAGTGTCGAGGGGTCAGGGTCACTCCATCTTCAACCTTCGCCTCCACTAAAGAGGGGATAGCATACTGAATGATGGTCGTCTCAGCCCCATTGTAAACGTACTTGAGGGTGATTCGGTACAAAACCGGAACATCCTGATCGTAGTACTCTCGTGCAGTCACTACCACCGCGTCCTGCGTGAAACCGCTCCCACCAAACCCAATAATGGAATTCAAACCGCGCAAGGGCACCTTGCTGTACCCAATAACCGGACGAGCCTGGCTCAAACCAGCCGCTAAAACCAACGCAAACAGAATCTTCTTCATCTTTCTTTCTCTTTCTGAGGAGTTACCTCGGTTTTAGAGTCACACAAGATAATCAGTTTGTCAAGAGAAATTGCAACTGATTGCAAAATTTTTAGATGTTGGAAGCCGTGGTCCAGGCAGACTCAGTTCCAACCGAGGTGATTACACCACCACGGATATCAAAGGTTCTGGTCTTCTTTTCCAAAACACCGCTATTGGTGCGAACATCAGTTACCAAAGTGAGACTAGTAGAGGTAGCCCCATAATACCAACCACCAGAGTATATGTTCACACCAGAGCACCCAACTCCGTTAGAAGGGCAATTAACACCCGCCCCAACAAAAGCTCCGGTGTAGTCAATAACAGCGGTGGCGTTTACCCTATACGGGGCATTGGTTCCAGTGGTGGTGACGTTAAAGTACCGAGAACTACCATCGGCTATTACCACCCCATTGTTCAAACTAAGGCCGGAAATGCCGATATACCCTGCACCAAAAGAACCACCCCATGAAAGGTTCCCGGCAGCTAAAATAGAGGAAACCAGTATCCCACCACCAAAACTACCGTTATAGTAGTTGCTAGTAACCTTACCGCCAGTCAGGGTTATTTCGTCTACTGTCCCGCTTCTGCTAGTGATGTTAGGGGCAGTGATACTGATAGAAGCGGAGATCGTACCGCCAGTAATCTGACTAGCGTTCAAATTTCCTGCGTAGACCACTCCGGCTGATAGCGTACCAGCAACAATCGCGGTTGCTGAAACCGAACCAATTTGGCTTGCTGCTAAGGTCCCAACGTTGATGGTTACAGCCGAAACACCACCAATTTGACTGGCAGCCAGAGTACCAACGTTAATCACGTTGGCCGAGACACCCGTAATCTGGCTGGCTACAATCGAGCCAGTAATGCTGCTAGCGGATACTGAACCAACCTGAGAGGCGACAATCGACCCAGTAATGGAAGTAGCCGACACTGTACTAATTTGGTTAGCCACAAGGCTACCCGTAACGCTAGTAGCAGAAACCGTGCTGATCTGGGACGCAACAATAGATCCAGTCAAACTTCCTGCGGACACCGTAGAAATTTGGCTGGCTACAATGGAACCTGTGACCGAGGTTGCAGAGACGGTACTGATCTGGGAAGCAACCAAACTCCCGGTCACTGAAGCGGCAGAGACGGTACTGATTTGGCTGGCTACAATCGAGCCTGTCAAAGACCCAGCAGAGACTGTGCTAATCTGGCTGGCAACCAAACTACCCGTAATAGAGGTTGCCGATACAGTACTGATTTGACCAGCAGATAACTGACCAGTAACAGACCCAGCCGACACCGTGCTGATCTGCGTTGCAATCAATTGCCCGGTTACTGCTGTTGCCGACACGGAACCAATTTGAGCAGCAGCTATAGAGCCAGTAATAGCGGTCGCTGACACCGTTCCAATTTGGGACGCACCAATGCTACCTGTGATGGAACCAGCACTAACGGTGCTGATCTGAGAAGCTACAATCTGACCATTGATGGACGAAGCGGAAACCGTACTGATCTGTGCTGCCAGGATGAACCCGTTGATGGTCGAAGCACTTACAGAAACAATCTTGCTAGAATCATAAGCCCGATACAGGGAAACGCTGTCAACGTAGTACGGCCCAACCGTCCCCGTAACAGTGTCAAAGCGCACCCACATGTAAGGCTTACCTGTAGGCACTGTTTCGACGCCTGAAGTCAACTTAGTGTAGGTCGTCGTGGGAGTTAAGGTTACGGCTGTCCCATCTGTTGGAGAAGTCCCTGCACTATCCGTGGTGAATCGGATAAAAGCGGTCATGTTTCCAGAAATGGCAGGGTCTGCTCGATAGTAGAAGTCGAACAACCACTGATCTCCGGGCTTAACCAAGAACGGGCCAGCGTACACGCCACTGTTGTTAGCAGCAAACTTCATGGCGTTTGTGCCAGTGTGTACCGGAGTAGTTACAACTGTGGAGGTTCCAAAAGCAGTCCAATCCTTGGGAGCAGACCCGTTAACATACTCAAAACTAGGATTACTTAAAACATTGCTGTTATCGTCTGTAGCTCTGCGAAGAGTGCTTCCGTCTGAAATAGTCAAACCGGAGCCAAGCATGTTGGAAGACAACAGGCTTACAGAATTGATGATCTGGCTCGCCAACTGCGAGGTGACGATCACACCATTAATAACGCTAGCCGACACAGACCCAATTTGTGATGAAACCAGAGCGCCAGTTACCGCTACAGCAGACACCGTGGAAATCTGGCTAGCTACAATGGCACCAGTGATGGTGGAGGCAGAAACTGAACCGATTTGGCTTGCAGCAATAGCTCCAGTGATGGCGGCTGCTGACACCGTTGAGATTTGCGAAGCTACTAGGGAGCCTGTAACAGACGTGGCACTTACAGTAGAGATCTGACTGGCAACCAGAGATCCGGTGATGGTAGAAGCACTAACAGAACCGATCTGGCCTGCTGTGATGGACCCGGTGATAGCCGTAGCTGAAACCGTGCTGATCTGTGCTGCTACTATCGCACCCGTAATAGCGGTGGCAGATACTGTGGAGATCTGGCTAGCAACTAAAGCACCCGTAACAGAGGCAGCAGAGACAGTGCTGATCTGAGCAGCAACTAAAGCTCCTGTGACAGAAGACGCCGAAACCGTACTGATTTGACTTGCTACAAGCGACCCAGTTACAGAGGTGGCGCTTACCGTGCTGATTTGGGCGGCAACGATGGAGCCTGAAATACTGGTAGCACTCACAGTACTAATTTGAGCGGCAACAATACTCCCAGTGATAGCAGACGCCGATACTGACCCAATCTGAGAAGCAACTAAAGACCCTGTTACCGAAGCGGCAGAAACCGTGCTGATTTGTGACGCAACTAGTGTACCCGTCAGACTACCAGCAGAAACAGTGGAGATTTGGCTGGCTACCAACTGACCAGCCACAGTACTTGCAGATACGCTGGTAATCTGAGAGGCAACGATACCTCCCGTAATTGTGCTAGCGGAAACGCTAGCAATCTGCCCAGCCGTGATGGACCCGGTAATAGAGGCGGCAGCAACAGTACTGATTTGACCTGCGGTGATTTGACCAGAGATAGACGTAGCCGAAACTGTACTAATTTGGGACGCCACGATCTGTCCCGAAATGGTACTAGCACTTACACTAGCGATCTGACCTGCGGTGATTGTCCCAGAAATCGTGGAAGCAGATACGCTAGTGATCTGGCTAGCGACGATACCTCCGGTGATGGTGGAGGCGCTTACAGACCCGATCTGCCCAGCCGTAATAGACCCAGAGATGCTAGAGGCACTTACAGTGCTAATCTGGCTGGCAACAATGGAACCTGTGATGGCACTAGCGGAAACGCTGGTGATCTGGCTGGCTACAATCCCGCCATTGATGGTGGAGGCAGACACGGACGTAATCTGGCCTGCCGTAATACCCCCGGTGATGGTAGACGCCGAAACAGAGGTGATCTGACCTGCCGTAATACCACCAGTGATGGTGGAGGCAGAAACCGAGGTGATCTGGTTAGCAGTGATCCCACCTGTGATAACGCTTGCTGAAACAGAGGTGATCTGAGACGCTACGATACCGCCATTGATAACACTCGCAGAAACCGAACCAATTTGGCTGGCGACAATCGACCCGTTGATTACGCTGGCAGAAACCGACCCAATCTGAGAAGCCGTGATGGTCCCTGTGATAGCCGTAGCAGAGACAGAAGAGATTTGTGAGGAAACTAAAGTGCCTGTGATGGCACTAGCAGAAACGTTTACTCCTGTGGGTAGGGTACCGGACCCAAGCCTACTAGTAGCCAAAGCCCCTGCTGGTAAAGCCCCAAAATCAAGGCGTACATAGCTCGCCCCACCAGACCACCCATTCTGAATGGTACACTTAGCGGAATCCGAGTAGTCCCCATCATTGTAGCCCTGCCTTGAACAGGCAACGCACATAATCTCTATGTAGTGGTAGGCATCATCCCTAAGAACGATGTCCATTCCTTCAGCAACAGAAGTTCTGCTGCCCCCACGGGCCTCGTAGGACAGCCAGATTCTCCACTGCCCCTTGTCGTCAGGAGCTATGGTGCCTGAAGAATTGACCTCACGAACATAGAACTTTACAGCCCAAACACGAATGTCGGTGGGGTCCACCCAAGTAACCGGACCCATGTGTGCCCACTGCCTGCCAGAATCGGGGTCTTGTTTGATGGCAATACTACCGGGAGTGATGCTGGTTACAGCAGTAGAAGGAGGCACTCCTAGACCAGCAATAGTTACAGCCGTGGACTCAACAAAACTGGTCGCTTCCCCATTCCTGTTAAAAACACGAACTTTTACTTTAAAACCAGCACCCGTGTACCCCTCGTCCCAAAGCTGACGCCAAAACTTTACGGTTTCCCCCAAACGGAACCAGGGGGCAATAGGAATCCACTCCCCAAGAACAACCTCATACCAGTAAACCTCAAACCAGTAGGCATTATCGTTGGCAGCACGAGTGATTGTAACCGTAATGGGAGTCTCGATAACTCTCCCAAAGGACATGAGCCTACGCTGCCCTGTGTTCTCACTGAAAGATACAGCAGTGGGAGCTACAGGAGGCCCAACAACGTCATTTTGTGAGGTGAGTACCCAATTTCCCAAGGTCTAAGCCTCCGATGCCATCCACGTCTTGCTCTGACCGTCCTGGTCTAAGATCACGGAAGAAGTGGACCCTTCAATAGTATCACCGTCCCCATAGGGCGCTACAACAACATTCTGCGTACTCCCTGACACCCTCTTAACCGTGACAGAATACCCCACCATATCCTCTTCATTTGGCAGCGTAATGGTGCAAGCACCAAACATATCATCTGTGGCCGTAACAAGAATCAACTGAGTCTGGTCAGCAGCCAAGCAACTGTAGTTGGCGTTAACAACGTTCCTGATGGTAACTCCGGGGAACAACCCGGCAGCTAGCTTCAATCCGTAGTCAGGGCCGTCTGTACACAGAACAACAGTGTCCGATTCGGAGTCACCGAAATCATTGTTCATCGTACCAATGACCACAGCCAGCTTCTTATCCGGCAACGGTACATCGTGTTTCCAGTTCGCAGCTTCCGGGGTGGCAAAGAAGGCGTAGGGGAAGGACACATTCTCGGTCCTAAACACCACCTTGTAAGCCATAGCCCCAGTCAGGTGAGCCGCTGCAATCGTACTGTACTGAGCACGAGTAATCGGGATTGAGCTACCCGACGGGGTTCCACAAAGAACAATCTCACCCTCTATCAACAGGTAATCCCCGGCAGAAATGCCAACTATGGAAGACACGTCAACAGACGTTGCCGAGTCCGTAATGTCTGCACTCAATTGCACAGCACCAGGATCAGCCTCATCCACATACAGCAGTTGGAACTTGCCATGCCGTAAGGTGGTGGTATTCTCGTAATCCGGCACATCAGGGAACGTCAAACCGTTGATCTCCGCACTTGCGGTGTCAACAGCACTCATAGTAACGGCAAAATCCGGCTTGGGAGGAACAGCCATATCGTGAAACGGCTCCTGCTGTACAGGCAAGGCTTTAACATCTTGAGGCTTGGGTCCAGCCGTCAAGTCGTACATCGAATCCGTGGTAGTTCTGCCGTAAATCGTCACAGACCAATCACGGTTCAACTGCCACTTACTGATACGGAACTCCATGGTGTTGGGGTCCATACCCGTAGTTGACGGCACGTCATCATCAGTCACACTAACAACCATCCCGGCTTCTGTATCCAGGGCAAGGATGGTGGATTTCCAAGTGGCTTCTCTGGCATTACGCTGTTCTTCTTCCGTCACGCCACCCAATTCTTCACGGGTGCGAACAGTGATGATGCGTCCAGCCTGAGACTTAGTGGAGCACCCAGAGATATTCAACGCCTGAGCCAACGGGTTCTGAGAACGCTTATACAGGCCAGCATGGTCTTGGTCGGTGTACGAAACACTGTTCTGCTGGAACTGGTACTCCTCGTCGTTAAACGTGGCAGTCAACTTCTCATACTGAGGTTTAATCGGCTCCAAAACCAAAGACTGTGCCAGCATGTTGTTGGCATTAAACGCAGCTATGGTCGAAGAGTTGATACGAGTCCCAAACTTGATCTTCCCATACTGCCAGATGTAGTAGCCAAGGGCGTTCGTCATGATGGCTCTTAGCCAATCACGAGTAGGCTTACGGTCATTGATAACACCCTTAAAACGGAACTGCGTCTCCGATCCAGACCCAATCAACTTAGTAACCGACAAGTCCGCGATGGCAGCGCAATCAATTGCAGACTGGGTTACGAAGAAGGCTTCCTGTGCTGCTGACGAAGCACCATTCAACCCAAGGGAGAACAGTAGCGTATTCACCGCCACCCAAAAAGGATTAGTACACCCTGGAATGGTGGTTCTACTACCAGGAGAAGTCCAGGAATACGCAGTCAACCCTTGAGACACATACGCCAACATGGTGTGCTGGGCAGGAGTGCTGATAGGGTCGTTCTTATCTTTCATGCGCTTGATTTCCATGAAGGCAACATCAGACGCAAAAATCTCGTAATAGGCGCTAGACCCTCTGGTAACTTCATTCATGGGTAACGAAGTTCCAGGGATGGTCAACCAACCAGCCCCTGTGCCATTACGGCCAAGGCTAAAGTAGTCGTCAGAGAGGTTGTTTCCAAGAACCTGACGTAAGCCGTAGGCGCGCTTCACAGCAGCCTGAGGATCACTCAGATTACGGTAGGTTCCATCTGCGTTCAGTACGGCTGCATAACCATGGTGAGGCTGACCATCCAAAGTAGACCCAAGGAAAGTCTCTTTGATGGCATCGCCGTTAGAATCCCACTGTTGAGCAGCGGTGTAAGCACCGATAGGACCACGCCCAACTATTCCTAAAGCGTTGTAAAAATCATCCTCATCTCTTCCGGCAGCAATAAGGCAGGACACAGGCAACCCAAGCTGGGGCTGCCCATCATCGTTGTGCCAAATCTCCTGAAGAGGCAAACCACTATAGATGTTGTCAGCAATGATGGAGGTGCGGGGGAAAAAGCCAAACTGGGTCAGAGACTTCTCGATCCCACGAGCACGAAGGTACACCCCCTGGGGAGAACAGTAAATCCCACCAAACTCCTTCTTAACTTGGTGGGCCATGCAACCGTTGGGGCCATTGTAAGTCAGATCACAGGTGCTAGCATTTGCGCTAGGAAAATGAGTTGTGTCTAGCGGCTGTGAACCGATGGTTGCAGGGCACCCGTCACCCTTACTAGAACCATACCTACGCCAACACTGTCTTGAAACATCTCTTACCGGAGTTGTTCTGGTCAAAACAGTCAGAATGTCTGACGAACTAAGAGTGAACTCAGGACCAGCATCAGCATGCCAATCATGCACATAGCCAGCCCATAGCTTCAATAGAGTCCCACTTCCAGTGGTAGGAGTACCCACAGTTTTGCTATCCACTCGGAAAAGACACAACTCAACCTTGGCCCACATCAACTGAGTGGAGTTGGCAAGCTGAACCATAACTCTATCGGCATTGCCGAAGGTCAGAGTCATGTCGTCTTGGGAGCCATCAATGGACTGGGAGAACAGTACTTCACTTCCCTGCTCACCAATACGAAGCAGTCTGGGAAGATAGGTCGTCCCTCCCACCACCACACGCCTATCCGACAAGTAAATCGGGTTGATCCCGGTGTCTATTAGCGTGATGGTCACAAGAGGGATGATCTCTTGAGTCTGAGAGGTCAGGTTCGTAGCTAGCGTTCCGTTAGGAAATCGCTCACACGTTGAGGTGATGGAGTACTGCGGAGCGTTAGAAGGGTCTGGAACCTCCACAAAGGTCAACCCAACAGAAGTCGCGCTAGCAGTAGCCTCTTGTAAACTCAGGGGCGCGTTCTCAAAGCGAACCTTAGTGGTGACGTAGCTACCGTCTTCCTGCGGGACAGGATACCAGAAGGGTTTAGTGGGTCCATCAAAGGATTCCCAGAACGCCATCAGCGCAGCACGCTCTTGCTTAGTCAGAGTACTAGCCCTAAACGTATACCGAGTTGCTCCATCACCCAAATAAAACCGCTGGGTGACTTTCATGTTCGCCTGACCAAAAACATGCTCGATGGTCTGACGGGGTATGGCCTTGCCAAAACCATACTCGGTACGCAAAGGGAAGGTGTTGGAGTTGTTAGGAGATCCTACGGTGTACTCCGGTACTGTGATCCCGCCAATCGTATCAGACACTACACCACCTCCACTAATTGCAGCGAAACTTCGATGCTAGCCAGATTGTTCACTTGCTGCCAACCACCCTTGAAAACTACTTTGTATCTTCCAACCCCAGAAGCTCCTGTGGCGTCATAGTTAGACCCAGGCTGCGCCCCTCCAGAAACCTCAAAAGGATCATAGAAATAAAAGGCTTCGTTGGGGTAATTCTTCCAAAAATCAAACAGGTCTTGGTAAGACGAATCCGACACCCGCAACCTCTTAGTCATGTTCCAAGACTTATGACTGGTGGTCGTAAGAGGGTCAACTTGCCTAGTCCCATCTTTGTACTCATTCACCTGGACAGGCCAAGTGTGAGAGCGCACAAAGGCAGTACACAGTGACTGAGGCATCACTATGGGGTGCCCTCCTGAGGTAGGCACTACTGCGTAAGCTATGGGACTAGGCATCCATCACTCCTGCAATCAATTGCAGAACTAGTACGGCAGCGTGGCCGGATCTAAGAACGTGTTGGCACTTGACGTTCTATTGGACCCACCCAACACAGCCTGTGTAGCTCTGCCTTCCATCATATCAGCAGCCGAACCGCCGTTCACATTCAGAACAACTGTGGGGTTTCCTCCACCATAGAACGGATTACCGGACGGCACAACGTTACCAGCCCCACCGAAGTTAGCCAAGGGCGATTCAAACGAGTAGCTTACACCGTTGCGGTAGTTCATCGCCTGACCTAAAGACCCGTTCATCTGGGCTAGGTTAGCAGACTGAGGCTTACCAAGGTACAGCATGGATTTCTGACCTGTAGAGTCAGCCCAAAGCTGCAACATGTCACGAACTTCTTGGCTACGCATAGCCACCGCCACGTTACCGCCGAAACTCTGCTTGGCTAAATTCACGATGCCGTCAGCAGTGTTGTTGTTGATGGTGAGTCCATAGATCTCACGAGCCAATCTCTTAGCCTGATTACGCTTAGACTCAACACCAGCCAACTTGCTAAACACACCAGCAGCCAGACCTGCAATGGCACCAACACCTGCGCCAATTAAGGTGCCCAAACCAGGCATAATCATGGTACCTATGGCAGCGCCCGTCATAGCACCTCCAAGGGTTCCTTGAAGAATGCCTTTACCTGTACCACGATTGTTTCCCCACAAGCCGGAACTCATGAGCATGGAGCCGCCCATCATAAGGCCACCAGTAGCTAATGCACTAGACAGCACTCCCCCTACGTTGGACATGCCTTTACTGAAACCATGCTCATACAAGTTCTTCCACCCGGTCTGATTCCACAGGTTCCCCTTCAAACCACCAAGGAGGCCACCCATGTTAAAGCCACCACTCTTACCCCCACCAGCCATTCCCATGATGTTGCTAAGTAGCCCTGAAACACCACCGCCACGCTCTGCACCACCGCCTCCAATGATGGAGCCGTAGGTGTCGTTCATTAGAGCACCACGGTTAGCAGAGATGCCGCTCATGTCTCCACCGATTCCAAGCATGGCAGGTAAGGAGAAGCCGCCTCCACCAACACCGCTACTTCCACCCATAGGAATGTTGTAGGTGCCCCCGGCGAATCCAGGGACAGAGAACACGCCCCCACCACCCATCAGGGTACCCAGACCGGGTAAACGGGGCAGCGAGAAACCACCTCCACTGCCACCAAATACACCAGAGGGCTTAAGAGAGCTATCAACGGCGACAATCTTTACGTGCATCGCCCCGTTGTCAGACTTCACGTCCTGAAGACCACCCTCTTTACTACCGAAGATGCTCATTACGGACCCAAGCAGTCCGCTCTTACCGTCGCGTCCCCACATCATGTCCGTCATAGGACGGGCAATCATGGAGGTGATGCCTTCTTTAACCGGGGTTAAGAACATGCTGGTAGCCATGCCTTTAGCCATGGTCCCAAAGTCCCCACCACCACGGAAGGTGGCATCAATCAACCCGCCCATAGACTGCTTCATCTCAGCGAAGTGCTGCTTGTACAGTTCTAACTGCTGGGAAGCCTTGTCGATCATGGCCTGACGAGCAGCCTGCTCATAGTCCAACTGAGCCTTCACAGCGTCACCACGTTCAACCTGAATCTGATACTCCTGCTGAGCCAACTCCAGACGCATCTGGTACGCACGTTCGATGGCAACACCCTCTCCGTTGGGGCCAGCGTCCATACGCATCATCTTTTCACGAAGGTCGTATTCCTGCTTCAAAGCCGTAACTCTGCGACCAGTTTCAAGGTCGTACATCTTCTTGTTGTACGCACCAACAGCATTCCCTAAATCAGACTGACGGTCAGCATACTGACTCTGAGACAAACGGTCGAATTCCTCTTTGGATATCCGTCCCGTCAACCTATCCAGGTACAACTTATTAAGCTCTTGCTTCTCACGATTCCCAGACCGCTCATAAATCTCGCTCAACTCATTACGAGAACCGAGACGATTGGTTATCCCAGCCTCAGCCTCTTTATTGCTACGAGACAGGGCAGCGTACATCATATCCTCGTCCAGCTTACGAATCTTCTCCTTAGCCTGAAGGGTGAGGATGGCAGAGTTGTTCATGATCTCTGCATACTTGGTGGCGTAGTCTAGCGAAGCCTTCTCCTTGTCCCCACGACGGGACATGAGTTCAAACTCCTCTTTAGCTGCTTGCAAACGAATGCTGGTAAGCTCTCTAGCCTCATCAAACACACTACGAGGCCCAGAGCGAGTATTGAAGGCTGCCTCCCTCAACTTCTCTGCAAGGTCAATACCCTTCGCCTGAATACCAGTGATCTGATCCCAAAGCTCTTTTTCATGGGCCAGGAGCGCAGTGGCTCTGGTGTTTACAGCCTCATTGATCTCTTTCTGGAACGTCAAAGACACCTTAAGACCATCCTCATGGTCTTTCATGATCTTACGTTCTTGGACTGCCAAGTTGACAGACCTATTATAGGACTCCTCAATACGCGCACGCTGAGAGAAACCCACCGTAGCGGATTTCATAGCCTGTTCCTGTACCCTAGCTTCTTCTTTTAACAAGTTGACACGGGTAGTGGCTTGCTCTTTAGCAACAGCAGAGGTGGCGTGCATTCCCCCGGAGGTGTCAAAGAAGAAATCACGATTCTGCCGATCTTCACGATACTTCTTCGCAGCCTGAGCGCCAGCTAGCTCAATCTCCAAACTACGAATCTCGTTTATGTTCGCCCGTAAAGCTTTAGCAGCATCACCATTAAACTCATCAGGAACTACCTTGGGGTTCACAAGATACGCCTGCCGAGCATCTTGGGCGTTGCTGATCTTCTTCTGAATAGAAAAAATAGGGTCTAGGGTTTCAAGAGAGGTAAACAAACCCTCTCTAATCTTCTTATCCTTATCCTCTTCCTTAATCCGCTCTTCAGAAGACAGTACCGAGTAATCCCCCACTCTAGTTTTAACAATCTTGTCCAAACGATCTTGAAGAACGGACTGCGTTACAGCAGACGGACGCCCATCATAAAAAGACCGCAAGTACCACGGGAGTTTAGACCCATCCCCATTTAATGCCTTACGAAGATCATCCTCAGACATCTCAGGAACTTTATCAGCAACCAGCCCTTTAGCAAAACTAGTGGCACTCATGCCAAGCACAGTAACCGCCGTGGCATATAAAGTAACCGTACCTAGCGTAGCCCCAGCAGCACCAAGCCCAGCCACGTTTGCAAAGCTACGGATACCTAAGGCGGCAGCACCGCCGAACATGGCTGTAACACCAGCCTTAGCAATGCCAGGGTGTTCTTGCCCAGCTTTAGCAAACCACTCCAAAGCGTTTACACTGGCAATCAACTCATCCCGGAACTCATTACCAACGGCGTTCTTTAGATCGTCAAAATGTCTAGTCAGGGAGGTTATACGCTTCCCCACGTCGGTCATAGCCGCTTCATAAATACCAGCAAACTGTGGGGCTACACGAATCAACTCTTTCATGCGAATATCCATCTTCTCCAACTCGGAGAAGTCGTTAATCCCTAAAAGAGGATTCTTTGCAGCAGCGCGTCTCATGGCGCTATCAAAGTTTACGTTAATGCCTAGCTCTCGTAAAGAACCTGCATCCCCCACCTGAATACCGTTCAAAATACGGAGAAACGCCTCAGAAGAGTTTATCCCTCCAATCACACCAACATTTTGACCTAAACGACTAAGAGTTCCGGCCTGAGAGGTGTCCATACGGGCAGACACCATTCTAAGCAAAGCAGTACGCGCTTCTTGTTTACCAATACCACTCTTCAGGAGTTCAGTTTCCTGCTTTTGCAGCATAGGCATACTGACTCGATTGGTTTTTGCCGAAGCCTCCAAAGCAACCGCCATACTTTGAGTACGGGCGGCATACAGGGCTGTCTCCACCCCAATATCTTTTACGGCTTGCTTCAAAGTGCTATAGGACAGGTAGGCACGGGTGATGTTACTAACCATCCGGTTTACAGACAAGCTAACACTATCAAAAGCCTGGCTCCCCGTCTTACCAACATCATCGTAAGTAGACTTTAACTTATTGAGACGATCAATCTCACGGTCCAAGGTGCCAACAAGCTCAGAACGTTTCTTAGCCATCTCCTCGGTAGAGGATTTCCCTGCCTTAGCCATGCGGTCGAAAGCGGACACAACTCTGTCCACAGAGGATGCCGCCTTCTTGCTGAAGGACTCTTGTTCGTTGGTGTTGTTCTGGAGTTTTTTTGCAACTGATTGCAGACCAGCTTCCATGTCGTCAAGCGCCTTGTTAGCACGCTTGGCAGCAGCTACA